AGGTGGGGGCGGCGGCGGGGGATCACCCTCAGGCGAAGCGTCGAGGTCAGAGGGAAGCTGACCAATCCTCCGCTCGACGCCCTCGGGGATACGCTGGACGTTCAGCGCGTAGCCAATGGCTGCGCAGAGCGCCTCGCAATCAAGGAAGTGGTTGTGGCGCGAGCGTTTCACCCACACCGGCTTTCCCTCGACGACCACACGGGCCTCCGAAGTCAGCTGCTTGCAATAGTCCTCAGACACGTCCTCGTGAACGAAGAACGCCCCCGCCACCTCCATCGGAGTGCGGACGCGCGATATCACCAGCGACTTGAAGAAGTCGGTGGACAGCGTGACGAGATCGATCGAATACAGCGCCTTCTTGCCATCCGGCTTGACCTCGATCTTCGACACCCGATAGGGCGGGCTTTGCACCGCTCGTCCCTTGGTCGGCGAGCAGAGCCAGCTATAGCGCCGACAGAACTCATAGACCTTGTGCTCGTTGCCCTGCTCCGGCTTGTCAGGCCGGAAGCCACTGTCAATGAACACCTTCTCGATCTGCATGTCGCCAATCGGCGCCAGCATCAGGTCCGCCAGCGCTGACCAGACCTCGTCGTCGTCGGTCGGCCCGTAGAGCTGGCCATTGTCGACCAGCCACGACGAGCCCCGCGCGCCGAACGCCCGGATCACATAAACGAGGCTGAACTTCTGGACGTCCACCCCCATGACAAGCCGCAAGCCGCCAGCCGGGATGGTCCCCGATTTATAGGGCAGCCGCCGCTCCATGATTTCCTGCCACTCAGGCACGTCGCCCGAGGCGGTCATGGAATAGCACTCGCCGAAGCTGGCGTTCATCGCTGTTTGCATCCGGTCGTGATCGCCGGATTGCAGTGCCGTCAGATAGGTTTCCGCTCGCTGGCCCCACGTCACGAAAGGGGAGCAGAGCCCGGACGTCCACATCGAAAGGGTGGAGCTCTCCTCAGGAGCGCCCGAAACGTGCGGGGCGTCGTCCCTCAGGACCACGTTTTGACCGGGCGCGACCATCGCCCCGCGCGCATTCATCCAATCTTTGTCGTCGTTGGTGTGGACCCCACCGCAGCGGGGACAGCTCAGATAGGCCGAGCGCTTGGCTTGCGCCGGTGTTGCGTTTTTCGGCCAGTGGAGCTGCTTGAAGCGCGGAATGAAGTATTCCGAACAGTGCTTGCAGGGCCACGCCCAATGATGGCGGGTCCCCTCTTGAAACAGCTTCCAGATGGGGCTTTCGAGGTCGTCAGGCGCGGATCGCGCCCAGAACTCAAGACCGACCTCGTCGTCCAATTCAATTTCCACGAGACCCCTCGCCGGTGTGCTGGTGATAGCTGTCACGAAGTCCGCGTAAGTTTCGCCTCGCGCCTCCACCAGCCCGAGCACGTCGCCTTGACCCTTCACGTTCGCCATCATTTCGTCGAACTCGTCGATCAGCGCGAGCGCCGCCGGGTCGGACTTGAGAGCTGAGGACGAACCTGCATGTGCAAGGCGGACCCGAACGCCAGCCACGTTCTTGAGGGTCTTTTTCATCCGACGGCCGCGCACCACCTTGCCCGCCAGCGTTTCGGCCTCGTCGAGCAGCCCCATCAGGCGCGGCTCGAACTGGTCGGTCAGGAAGTCCTTGGTCGGGCCGACGTAGATGATCGGCGCAGGACGCTGGTCCAGCCGCGCACCTATGACGTCCAGCATGCCGTCCGTCTTGCCCGACTGCGCCGAAGTGACCGCCACGACCCGGCGGTGCGTTCCATCGTGGACCGCTGAGGTCCAAGGGATCATGTAGGGGGTCAGCCAAGGGTTGCGGGGTCCGGGGATGCCAGCGGTTTCAGGATAGACCCGATGTTCAGACGCCCACTGAGCGGGCGTGCTATACTTACTCGGCCTCCAAATCGAGGCCGCCAGTCTCAAGAGCGGCCCCCGCTTTTTCCGCCCTTGCAGATAGTCGGTCAAATCTTGCATGGACTTCCTGCTCTAAGCGACGACGCTGCTCAAGATCGCGCGTATAGGCCGCAGGCAGACCCTCGAACTCGGAGCGCACCATGCCGCAAAGGTCGGCGACAACCGACCTTGCGTCCTCAATCGGTATCACTTCACGAGCCCGCAGCTGAGTGCGCAGCTCGATTTCCCGAGCCCGCGCCTCCTGCCCGCGCCTGAGCTCTGCGCTCGCGCTGTTCCGGCTGTTTTCCTCTTTCAGGAACCGAATGTAGCCCCGCACCGCCGAGGAGATTGTCGTGTGACCGTGTCGGTGGCGGTGAATGTGACCCGAGGTGATAAGCTGCCCAATGCGTTGCGGGGTCAGCTCCAACAGACGCGCCGCGACTGCGGTGGTGATTTCATCGTTCGGGCGGGACCCCTCGTCCTGCATCAGCGCACCCCGATGAACTTATGGGTCTGGATGCTCACCCGCCAGCCATGCTCGCGAGCTGCAGATAGGCACAGCTCGGTCGCCTTGGGGTTCTGGCTCAAGGGTTGCAGCCACACCAATTTCGAGGCCGCACCGAAGTCCGCAAGGAACTCGACCAGCTTGTCCACATCGGCCCTCTTGCCGACCGGCATCTTGATCTCGTCGGCGCGAGCCACGGCAGATGGGACCATGACCTTGCCACCCGGCATTCCGATCTTAGGGGACACCGTCACCCACACCCCGGCGGGGACGTCCAGCGCCTCCGTGCCACTGGTCTCGATTTGCACCGTGCGGCCTTGACTGAGGATCTGCTCGCACAGATCGCCAAGGGGCCAGAACGCGGGCTCCCCGCCGGTGATAACGACGTGCCGCGACTGGAACCCGGCCACCATTTCCGCAATGCGCCAAGGGGCCATGCGCGCATGCGTGGGCTCGTCCGCGGTCTTGGCCATCATGGACGCCTGCGAGACCTCGTCCAGCCTGTCCACCGCCCATGTGTGCTTGGTATCGCACCACGGGCACCCGACAAGACAGCCTTGAAGGCGGACGAACACCGCCGGGGAGCCGGTGAAGTGGGCCTCGCCCTGCACCGTCTCGAATACCTCATTGACGCCAATCAACATGCTATGCCCTCACCATCGCGCTGTTCGCGCCATGCTCGCGGACCTCGACGCACGACACCCGGCACCGAGGGGAATATCCGTTATCGATCAGCCACAGCTCCGTGACCTCGAAAATCATCTGAGCGAAACGCTCGCAGCCGGTGGCGGGGACCTTGACCAGATCGACGATCCCGCGCAGGTGGGCCTCCTCGAACCAAGCCATTTCGGGGTCGTCCTCGGCGACGAGCGTCTTGTGATCGAAAGTGTCTTGCAGCCGAGCCTTAAGGGATTTGAGCGAGCCAAAATCCACGACCCAATTCCGGGCGTCCAGATCCTCACTCTCGAACTCAAAGCGCACCGACAGCGCGTAGCCGTGCAAAAACCGGCAATGGCTGTCCGCCTTCCACTGGCGGAAGGCTGCGGAAAGACCGATTTCGTGACCGTAGGTCTTGGTCGATGTAAACTTCATTTCGAGCTCCCTTTCACCCATTCCATGAACTCGGCGCGGGCGTGTGGACTGTCACGGAACAGGCCGCGCATCACCGAGGTGGTCATGAGGGTGTCGTCCTTCACACCGCGCCAGCACCCGCAGAAGTGCCGCGCCCGTACCACGACGCCGAGCGCCTTCGGAGCGATGATGCCCTCGAGCTCGTCCGCGAGCTGGACCACCGCCTCCTCTTGGATTTGAGGACGGGCCATGACCCAATAGGCCAGCCGGTTGAACTTGGATAAGCCGATCACCCTGTCACCGGGGATCACCCCGACGAACGCTTCCCCGATGATTGGGGTTAGGTGGTGCGAGCACGCTGACCGAACAGCTATCGGCCCGACGACATACATTTCATCCAGCCGCTTTGCGTTCGGGAAGTCGGTCATTTTCGGGCGGTGCTCATAACGACCTGCGAACACCTCGCGCACGAACATTTTCGCGACCCGGCGGGCGGTGTCCTGAGTGTTATGGTCGGCATCGACGTCAATCACCAGCGCGTCCAAAACGTCACGCATGCGCTCAGCGACCTCGGCCTCGATGGCTTCAATTTCGCCGGGCAGCAGGTGCTCCGCGATATTGTCATTTGCCAAAAAGCTCACGCCAGATGCGCGCATTCTATTAAGGATTGCGGCACTTTTTGAAGGGTTTGAATTGGGGGGCATTTTTTATTCCGAATAACCGTTTTTTTCTCTTGTCCGGCCTCGCCGGAGTATTGGAAGACGCCTCTACAGACACACACATTCCACGGAGGCTACCATGACCAACACTTACTCGAACCGCTCCAACGCACGTCGCGCAGCAAAAGCAGCAGCTCAGCGCGAAGGTGTTTCCTTCGACGCGATCACATTCACTCAGGTCGGCGATGAATGGACCTTCGCACTTCCGAAGACCGCGCCGCAGGCTGTCATGCTTTCCACCGAAGACGAAGATTTGGGCCTCATGGACCTGACCGACGCCAAAGCCGAGGCTCAGTCCATCGCCGACGAAATGGGCATGACAGTTTACGGCCGCGACCCGATTTCCGATGAGGTTCTGTTCACAGCAGAACCCACACCGGCCCCGGCACCGGCCAAAGTCTCGGCACCGGCCAAGACAGAAGCACCCGCCCCCGCACCGGCACCGGTCAAGGTGGAAGCACCGGCGCAGGTTGAAGCCAAAGAGAAGACCCCGTCGGGCATGACCGCAAAGATCATCGAGCTGGCGTCCCGCGATCAGGGGGCTACCCCCAAAGAGCTGAACGACCTGACGAACTGGAAGGGCGCGCCTTGGAAGTGGCTGATGCAGAACCCCAAGGGCACGGGCTTTGCCGACCGTTGGGGCTACTCGCTGACCATTGAGAAGGACGGTCGCGCAGTCACTTACAAGCTCACAAAAGCAGCCTGACCGTAATTACGGCGCGACCTGAACAGTCGCGCCGAATTCATTGTCTTCCCACACGCTCACTGTCACCGTTCGGGCGTATCGCTCGGCCAATGCCCCGCCGATGGCTCGCGCCATGTGCTCGCATGACATGGCGCCCATGTTCCCATCGGTGCCCAATCCCGAAAACAGATCGATCGCTTCGTCTCGGAGGTCATGGAACTCCACCTCCCGGTCGTCATGGGTGACACCCATGTCCACCTGAACCGAAAATAGGTGGCGGTGAAGCGACGCAAGGTAATGGCGACGACCAGTGGCACCGGGCCAAAGGTGCCACCCGGGCTGAGAAAATCGGACGTGGATCGTTGCGTCGCTCATTTTGTGCCTCCTTCGCCAGTGACCCCGAGCACGTTCAACGCCTCGTCCAGCATCACCGACATTGTGCGCTTCATCATGTGGGCCTCATAGCCCGCCAGCCTTCGCGCTTTTCTGTGACCCTTGGGGCCATCCACGTCCTCGGCCGGGTTGTAGAGGAAGCCCGGCCCCGTGCTCCAGCAGCCTTTGTTCCCCACCATAGCTCGATGCTGGCCCCACCGGATCGGGGAAAGCCATGTCGAGCTGTCACACGAAGGGACCGGATAGGACGCCAATTTTTCGCTTGGCGTCATGCCCAGCAAGTGTATCCACAAATGCGGATATTGCTTGCGCCGCTCCCACGCTGTTGCCACCAGCCTTTTGCGTGTTTGAGTGTCAGCCTGAACCACGTTTCCGAAGCAGATGCGGTCATACTGCGAAGCCAGCTCGTCGAAATAATCCCACCCGTCATTGAACGGGTGGTAGACCGGAATAGGCCGCAATCCGAGCGCTTCCAATTTGGCTCGGGTGCGACGCTTGACCTCTTTCCCGCCCTGATCGATTTCAATGTAGCCCCACACCTTGTCCCCTATGCGGGACAGCAGGTTCACATAGGTTTCGAAAAGCCAGTCAAAGTCGTCAATTTGCTCCGGCGGCATGGCCAGAGCCTCGTCCATGCTCAGTCCGTTTCGCTTGGCGTGCTGCGTGGATAGCCAGAATACGCCACTGTCAATAAACACCTTTCGGCCGTTTTGCAGGAAACCTTCTAGCCCCTCTATATCGCGCTCATGCCGCAGCTCATTCACAGCCACCAGCATTTCGTCGCAAACGGGCTCGGCGTGCCTTAAAGTTTCCACATTGGACGCGATGAAATAGGTGGGCCAGTCCTGTGAATTCCAGTTTCCACCTGTTTTTTTAATCATCATTTGAGACACGCTTCACACTTTCAGGCCCGTTGACTTCCGCATAGCGGTCCAAAATGTGCCCGGCGATATAAACGTCAGGCTGCACCATGATTAGAGGATGCTTTTCGGGCACGCTCCCGAACGGTGTGAACGGTCCCGGATAGGGGCAAAAGATGGCCTCGTTTTTCAAGTGCTCGATCCACTGGTCCCATTGCCGCATGACACCGGTGACAAATAGATGATGGCGCTCGCCTAAAACGAAATGATCGCCAAGCGAAACCTCATGGACAGGGTCGTCGATTGTGACGTCGATACGCGACAGCAGGGAGCCGCGCTCGTCCTGCTCCGCCTCGCCTGAGCCTTGTTCCCCCTGTTCGCCGTCGGCGTCCTCGCCGAAGTCGTCCGGGTTTTCAGCCAGAGCCCTTGCAAGCGCCTCACCGTCAAAGCCTGTCAGGCTCATATCGATCTGGCCGGTGTCGTTCAGCCACGCCAGCTCAAGCCGCAGGACGCCCTCGTCCCACCCGCTTTCCAGCGTCGTCTGATTGTCCGCGATGATGTACGCGCGCCGCTGAGCCTCGCTCCACCCGGTGACGTCGATCACCGGCACAGTGCCAGCGGGCAGCAGCTCGCCGCCGGGAAGCCGGATTTGCCCCCCGCGTTCGTAGATTTTCAGAGCAGCAAGTCGGCGCTTGTGACCGGCCACGATGCCGCCCCCATCGGTCAGGATGGGCTGCGTCCNCCCCATATCCTCGATGATGGCCACGAGCCGCTCCACAGCCTCGGCGGTGTGAATTCGGGCGTTGGCCTCGTAGGGCTCGAGGTCGGCCACGGGCAGGAGGTCGATGGTCAGGTTCACGGGGGGGGCTCCGGTCTGAGGTGAAAATGAAAGCGGCGCGTTCGAAAATAAAAAAACGCTCACAAACGGCGGTGCGGCGGCCCCGCGAGCGGGAGGTCTTTTGGAGGGGACCCAAGG